TGATCTCGTAGATTTACATTATAGCTGTTTGTGTTGGCGGCCCCAATAGTCATTGGGAGTGTTGAGTTCTCAACGATGCTAATAATCATAATATTAGCTCGTGTAGCCGAAAGAGATAGTTGTGTTAGCGACAGTGCCGGCGAGGTTTGAGAATGTTGCGGTAACGCTTGTGTTAGCCGGGATCACGGTGCCGTTAGCGAGTGCCGGCGTAAGTGTGACTGTGGCCGAGCCAGAACCAAAGGACGTGGTGACGGCGGTGTTTACGGTCATAGCGTGAGTAGTCCTAAACAAGACAACGACCTGCCCGCTTATGGGTTGGTAAATGTTGGCGCTCACCTGTTGACGGAGGCTTGTGGACCCTGCAGCAGTAATAAGTCCTTGACCATTTACTGTAAATGTAGGAACCGCGCTGTTAGAGCCATACGATCCAGCGACAAGTCCAGAGCGAGGTTCAAGGTTCTCAGGAAGAATTGTGCCCAGAGCTATCTTAGAACCAATAATGCTTCGACCTTCAATTTTGTCGGTTGTAACAGAGTTATCAGCTAGTTGAAATGAAGAGACCGACCCGCTTGTAAGAATATTCCCCCGAAGCTCGGAAATAGCTATTTGTTTGGTTACCGAAGAATTTACAACCGGGATTACGTCCGTGCTGCTTAAAGTTCCTGAGAACGGTTGAAGGTCTGTGATTTTAGGCATAGCGGAATGTCCTATTCTGGCGTACTGTCTGCCTTATGTCAATAATGGAGTATCGTCTTGAGTTGTAATAGGTTCGCCAAATAACGTCGAACCTCCCGAAAGGGTTAAAGTGCCGGGCTCGGTAGTCAGCTCTTCGGAAAAGACCGTGCCGCATACTTCCGAATAGTGGAGGAACAAAGACGGTACAACAGCGTCGAGTTGTTGCCATTGTGTTTTGCTAATTTCGTTACTCATTAAGCATTTCCTCCAACCTGCTCAACTAATGTCTGGCAGTGTAAAAACATCTTTTGAAGTGTGGCTGACCCTGTCCACACAATACGGCCTTGAAAATCATACCCGTGTGAAAACATTCGATTTGTAAGCGGGTCAGCTTGCTCGCGAGGATTCATGAGCCGAATCTGAGGCGCAAATTGAGGTTTAAGATTTGAAAGAGTCGGTAGAAAGCCGGTCGTATCTAAAACATCAGGTGTGGTAGCAGTTTGATTAAAGCCGTACGGCGTTACACTAACAGAATAAGTTGAGCCTGGCAGCGTGCTTGGATACGAAATTTTAAGGTAAAGGTAATTGCCCTCGGGCCTAAACAGGTTAAAGAATCTCGAAGATGTCCTCGCTGCTGGGATTACAACGTTTACGGTTCTAAAAGCATTATAAAAAGCTGAATGCTGCGTTGAACCGCTTACCAACGCCAAGACCTGAGACGGTTTTAGCGGTGACACAAGATAAGACACGCCAACTTGATATGGGGCCGCGCCTGTACCTGGAAAGGTTTCTCCTGTTTCAAAATCAACCCGAATACCTAAACCTCGAGTATTCCGAATAGAATATTTAGTGAGGTCAACTTTATGCAATACATCTGACAGGCTCTGAAGTTGGGAGGTCGTAAGCGATGAGGTAAGGTTTGACTGGGTAACCGCATCGCCGTCTAAGGCTCGAATTGAAATCGATGTTTCGGGCAACATGTAGAAGTTGTCCCAATAAATCCAGCTGGGGTACTGGTCGGGCTTGTAGTAAACCTCGACATCAGTTTGATTTAAAAGATTTGAGAACCAGAAGTCGGCGCGAATAATCTTCTTTAACTCATACATTGAGCGAAAAGAATACGCGGAGGTCTCAACCTCTGCTCTGATCGGCACAGAGCCAGAAGAACTGCCAGTGATTGCCAATGAATAGGAAGAAGAGTTGTTTGTGGGCATTGTACCGTTCGCCGCAACGTGTACGTATAGAAAGCCTGTTGTCTTTACGGGTCCAAGATCTATGTTCACTGAGGCTTTTCCTAGCGCGGCCGTATCAAGTATAACTGTTTTACTTCTAATAAACGGAGCGATCTCTGGATTGGAAAAAATGGTAGCTACTGGTACGTCCAACGGGCTCACGACATAAGAGAGAGTAATTCCTTGGGTGCCCATGCCGGTGGGGGTCCAAGTTGTGTTTTCAGATTCGTTTAGCGTGTTAAGGGTAAGGTTAATGCTTTCCGGACCCAATGGGGCAATGGTGGATAAGTTGAATTGGGCGGCCTGCCGGCCGCCTAGCAAAACATTGCTTTCGTAGGTGCCGGAAAGAAAACCGGTCGCAAAAGTAAGTTCACTGCCTGCGATAGGCCGATCTTCAGAAGCCTTTGAATCAATTTCCCATAACCCGTTTAAATTACAACTTATCCCAAGGATAAATGCCTTGTTTCTTCGCCCAAAGTCGCCTGCGAGAACTTGAAGCATATCCAAACCAGTCCAGATGCCATCGTAAGCCGCCGCCGTTTTCCCAAGACTTCCTGTCATAGAATTAAAGTCGAGGCTGATCAGAGCCTTGTATATTTTCTTGGACTTGCTGTTAATTGTCTGCGGTTGGTACTCCTGAGGTAAGGCAGTCATAAGAACACGACCGCGATCTGTGTAAGCTAGACTCACGTCCTGCAGAAGATGAATAGGTTCCTGGTTGAGAATAGAATTCATCTCGGCGCTCATAGCCGTATTCCCATACGTCTCCATCTCTGCGGTTGCATTTTTGTAGGTGCGAAGTCCGTCGTTGGATCGGAAGAATAAATCTCCATTCACCTGCGCGAAGGCGTCCGGACCAACAGCCCCAATATTGGTATAAAGAACTGTCTGAAAGCTAGAAGTAGTGCCCCATTGCGATCTGGGGGCTGTCACAGCAAAAGTAGCGGCGCCAAACTCGCAAAACACGAACAACTGCCCTTGCCCTGCCGTTGTATTTTGAGTGGGCACGAACTGCATCCCGGTGATCCTCCCCATGAACGAAGGCATAAGAAGACTTCCGCCTTCATTGAGATAAGTGTTTTCGGTATTAAAAAGCACCGAAGATCTGGGGTCGGAAAGAGGATAGTTGGTGTTGCCGAGAGTTGTGGTTCCAGCTTTAACGTTTACGTGGGAACCGACGAGGTCGAGCGCCTGAATTTCAAATCGGTTTTTGTTCGCTATAAATAGTCTCCCCTGCCCGTAAGCCATAATTGAGCCGGTAGGTACTTCAGGAGGATTTTCAAGAATTGCATAAGCTCTAGCGCCTGAACTGCCGCCGCCAGAGAAAGTAACCGCAGGCGCAGAAGTATAACCAGCCCCAGCATCTGCTATGGTGATTGATTCAATCTGACCGCTTGTGGCGTTAAAAACAGCGTTTGCCGTAGCTTGGGATCCGCCTGCAGGTGGAGCTGCAATAGTTACCGTAGGGGTCGAAGTGTACCCGTAGCTTCGATCTGTAAGTAAAATAGAAGCAACTGCTCCGCTTCCCGTCCCCATCGAAATAGCTGGATTAGCTGTTGTGTAAGAACGGCGAATGTTCTGGCCGTCAAAGATAAACGGAGCGTTGGTGCCGTCTTGTATGATTAAGTACTTTTCTGCCTGACAAAAGTAATGTCGATTAGTTGCGTGGTTGCGATCCGGCCAGGGTCTTGTGGAGAGAGTTGTGTCCCGGCTGAACCGCAAAGCTAACTCAGCATTTGTTGGGCCTACAACGTAGGCTTTTGCGTTTTTACTAAAGCCAGAGCCACCGTTAGACACAGAAACGTAATCAAGAGCGCCAGAAACCGTTGTTGCGGTCGCGGTAAAACCCGATCCTGTCCTGCCAAGAAGCAACCCGGTAGGCAAAGGATCTTCAATTATAACCTTGGAACTATTTGTTAGCCCTGAGCCAGGAGTTGCCTTCCCAGCACCCGCAACGCGCAAAGTATAATATGTAGTGTCCATGAACTTCGGCAGATTTACGTAACCCAAAGAAGAATTTGAAATTGAATAACTTGCTTGAGCGGTTCCGACGGTATTAGAAGTGGCAATTGTATAAGTAAAAGTTTTTAATGTTGGGGTTGAAGTGACTAAAGCGTCTGTGGCAGCCAAATACTGTCTGCTCGAGAGGGTCGGTGTAACTGTGACTCGATCACCAGGGCTTAGCTGATGTGGTACGGTTGTTTCAATGGTGGCCACCGTGCCGTTACAAAGGATTTTTACAACCGGCTTGGCAGACACTGTTGTCCCACTCGTACCATTTAATCGAATTATCTTCTTTGTTTGGGGATCAATTCTAAAGATCCATCCGCTTACAGCTGCGATAATATAAGTCTTTCCCTTACCAGAAGCTCCCAAATCGGAAGCCTCGTCCCTATTAGCAGGCTGCGTAAACAAAGTAGCCCCTTGAAAATCTCCTATTTGAAAAGCTGCAAGCGCATCTGGGTCTTCGGCGTCTGACTGCAGGTCAAGCTGAACAAACCCAGGTCGAGTTTTTATTGAACCCCCTCTAGCTGTTACATTGACCCCTAGGGCATAGCTTTTTTCGCTAATAAGACCGGGTTGCCTGGAAGAATCCATGCCACTAGGCAGTCCGTTAAAACCTGCTACCTGACGTCCTGCATCTTCTATGGCCATATGGTTATTTTCTCAGAAATGAAAGACGTTTCAACCTTTGGACCGTAAAACTTCCCAGTTATCTCGCCAGGCTGAGTTAGCCGCGAGATAGATAGATTTTGTCTTGGGCAGTTTTGCCCGCGGGATTACAAAAACGGCGTCCTGCGGAATGTGGTAAAAGATAAAGATATCGCAATCAGTTTTGTTGTAGATCGTCTTTAACTTGTTGGTTTTAAGGAGAGCTCCGTATCCGTACCCAGGACCCTTTACAGCCAGAAATTTAAGCTTGTTTCGAGTCTTGGTGTCCGAGGCGCCTGCCGTGGTCTTAACCTGGACTCTTTTAAGTTTGCCCCTCCAGTCAGTTATCAAATCGTACCCCTCGTCAATTACAGGTGTGCAAACCAAAAACCCCTGCTCCAAGAGCTTTGCGGCCACTCTTTGAACGCCAATAGCTCCTATGCGAAGGCTCATAGCCAAGACCTCCCCAGGACATTGGTTGCCAGCCTACGACGTCTATAAACCCCGTCTCCGTCACGGGAACCGCCCCCATTGGTGTTGCCTTCAATAGTTAAAAGCCACTCTCCCTCGCTCTTCTCTACCAGTCCGGTATGAGCGACACGCCCCATGCTGTTAAACCAGACTCCAAAAACATCGGCGGGCTTGAGAGGCGTACCCCGCCTAGCTCTTTCCCAAGTAGGAGGGTATAGCATGGCCGGCGACCAGGCTGTTCGGGGGTACGGGTTGAGGGGGCGGGTAAAGGTCGTATCCCCTACCCAGACAACAAAAGCCGCGCACCAAGGCGCTCGTGTACCTTTTAAACCTACGGAGTCTAGGATCTCGTCCACCACGGGCCCGTCGTTTCGGCCTGTGGCTTCCTTTGTCCCGATGGCTTTTCTTGCGGTCTCGATGACGCGATGCCTCGCATCCGTATCACCCAAAGAAATATTGGAGTGGGCAAGAGCAAGAGTAATCGCAAAAACATATCTTAACGGCATGACAGGATGGCTGCCAGTAGCAGGACTGAGAACACGGCTGAAAAAACAAGCAGCCTTGTACGAGGTCCCGATTCCTTCCAGTCATCGCTGAGCACACCTCGGTCGACGTATTGATCCAGTATCTTCCAGTCTAATTGAAGCACCGTCCAAGCCATGAACGTGCAAAATAGAAAACGAACTGCCCCAAAAGCCAGAACGTGTAGAGAGCCCAGATCCACTGTGCCGGCTGTTGTGTCGAAGCCTTGGAGGATTGGGCCTAAAAAGAAAAAGATGATAGTGGCTGTAGCAATAGCCAAAAGCCCCTGGAAGTTTGAAAAGAGCCAGTGTTTCACCAGGGAATCCCAATAAACTTACGAACTACCCAAAGGATGGGGCCACGTGCGGCAAAAAGGATTGCGGCGATCAAAGCCCCTCTCCACATCCATAGCTCACCTAGAGCTTTGCGCTGCTTAGCTTTCCAGATCTCGGCGTCTTTAAGAGCTTCGTTACGTTCTTTGACTGCTTCCTCAAGAGCCTCGGTATTTACAAAACAAGCCTGCTTGGCTGACTCTAATTGCTTTTTAGCTTCCTCGATATGTACTTTAGCCTCAGGATTGGCAACAGCAGAGGCTGCGTCCAAACGGGCTTCTGTGGTAGCAAAGTTAGGCAAACGCTTAGGTGATACGGTAGAACAACCCGTAAAAAGCAACGCAACCACTAGTAGGGTCGGCATATGTGATAGTATCAATTACTTCCTTGTTTTTGTCAATAATTAACGGCCGTGAACCTTTTCCCAAAACCATTGACCAAAGATTGTGAGCCCCAGGGTAACCGTAGCAACAATCCCATATCCCCTGTTGATATGACCTTCAACTCGGTGAATACGGCCGTCGTGGCCTGTAAGCAGCTCAAGGGCGGAGTCGACTTTAGTCTCGATACGAGCCAAGCGCTCCCGGATCTCGGATTGTTCTTCGCTCATTTGAGCTTCGCAATAACTGGCCGAAGCCGGTCGCAAATTGCGTCTCCGTTTAGCCCGAGCAAATGCCAGAGCTCATTCTTCTTGTTGAAGAACCAGGCAAAGTGTTGCTTGGTCATCAAATCCTCTGGGTACGCAGATCGGGTGCCGTATTTCTGAGCATATTTCAAATCCCATACAGCCTGCTCAACAATAGCCAGGCCGAGGTCTTTGATTAAATGCTCAGGACATCCCGGTCTCGATTGAGTCGACGAAGTTGCCGTCTTGGGCTTGCGGGTTTTCATTCGAGGCCATTTCGTCCATGGGAGCTTCTTCTTTTGTCTCGCCGACGGGATTACCTTCGACGGAAGAAACAACGAGCATATCGCCTTTGATATAGCCCCCAGCCATGAATTCAAACGTCTCACCTTCTTTAACTCCATCGGGGAGTGTAAAACCTTGCGGGATCGGAAATTCTACTTTCATATTTGAAAACCTTTTTCAACGGAATCTACGAACGCCATTTTCTCCCTCTCTTTGTCTTCGTCACTTTCAGCTCCTGGATTAGGAACTGGGAGACCCTCCAATTTGGTTACAACGAGCTCTTCTCCATCGATGATGCCGGAAGCTACAAAATCAAACTCAGCTCTCGGTTTGACGGAAGTAGGCGCTGAAAACCCAATAGGAAGTGGAATACGTATCCCGGAAACCTTATCTGTACTCTTAGGTTCACCCGCGGCTTTGGCAGTCTTTGAGTCTTCAGCTTTTGCTTTAGCCTCAACCTTGCCCTTGCCCGAAGGGAGAACCAGGAGGATAGATTCCATTTTGTAAAATGTGACTGCCCCAGGGGGATTGAACCCCTGGGGCAATCGTTCAAGTCAATTAAGCAACCCAGAGGAGGTCAGCTTCGCCACGTTTGTGACGAATGACGTAACCCCATTCAGGGCGAACCGGCTTGGAACCGTTAGCGAACGTCGCGCGGAAGTAACCCACTGAGCCGTCGGGATTGGAATCCCGATCAGGAATGTTCTTCCATTTGAAGTCACCGCGGTAGCCTTGAGCATCAAAGCCCATCTGTCCCATCGAGCCGAGAGGCTTCGGAACAACGGAGTGATATACTTCGTTGATCAGGATGATGGAATCTTCGTATGCAGCAGCCAGGTAGTCAGCGTTGATGTCGTATTTCTTGCCCTTGGTAGCGTCAGTCCGAACAAACGGGAACACGCGCTTCCAAGCAAATATCTTATCGGTAGCCGCCGCGCCGGTCACAGCAGCCGTCAACACGATGGTCGTGCTAGTTACGGAAGCAACCGTGCTGGCAGCCGACTTAATCGCTGGCGTAGTAGCGTTGTCAGTGACAACAACCACGTCGCCTTGTTCAACACCGTGTCCGGCGGGCACCGTGTAGGTGGCGCTAGACACTGCGCTGGCAGACAAGCTGAGGCGATTGTACCGAGGAGGATACGGATCGATGATGTGGTAGAAGCCACCGTAGGACCGTTCCACGCCGAGAGGAGCGAGAAGCTCATTCGGCTTGCTGGAGTAACGGAAGTCGCTACGGATGTCGCTGTTGAGCTTGATGATATCATCGCTGGTTTCAGCGCTGGTGATCAAGTTGAACACAGGGGCTCCGTTTTCCTTGCCTTGAGCGGATGAACCGGCTCCGTCACGAAGCAAGCGCATGTAAATCCGACGCAGAATTCCCTGAGTCAGTTTGCTTGTCGCATCAACCACGGGGCTGAAGGCGGAAGCGTCGCTCGACACAGTCGCGTAATTCAACGTGGCGGTTGAGGCGCTCGCGCCTGTAGGAGTAACCTTGTTCTGAGCCAACCGAACGTATTCGTCTTGGTAGCGAGTCGTCCAGACCAAAGCGGTTTGCTCGGTCAGGATGTTCATGATTTGGGTCAGCTGCTCTTTCCGACGCACAGGGTAGCGCAAATCTTCGAGCGAGATGTTCGGAGATTCGAGCGCAACACGACGGAGGTCGTAGGTGCGGAGGGTTTGAGCAAATTCAACGTTAGCGAACTTAGGCAAGCTGACGTTGTTATTGGAATCCGTTGAGGCGGTGGCCGAACCAGCGGGGGTTTGCGTATACGCATTGAAGCTGGTGTAGGTCGCATCGGTGGGATTAGACCCGAGGATCGCCGAAGCACCCTGCCAGACCGACTGAAGATCGAAATCATTCTGCCGTCCGTTGCGACCAGCCTGCGGGATAGAACGCTCGTAGGTCAGCACGCTGACCCGATCGCCCATCTCTTCGGGGAAAGTATCTTGTTTAATTAGTTTGAGCCAAACGTTGTTATCAACCGTTTTGCGGTAGATCTCGGGCCCAATACGTCCAGCTTCCTTAACAAGGAGCTGCTGAATGTTATCGTATACAGTAGACATATTAGTGTTCTCCTTTCAGAGAGAAAAAGTAAAAGTTTAAAAACAAGAGGAGAAACCAACACGGTTTCCCGTAGTTTTCAAAATTGGATCTCCCGGCGGCATCCCGAGACTTTTATTGCCCGTGTGACCACTTCCATTTTTATAGGTCGTGCCTTCAAAACCCGCTTCCGTTTTTATAGGATCTCTAAGGCAGATAAGAGTATGCGTTACTGTCTGCGTTCTGTCAATACCTGTTGTTTACGAATCGCCGCTAAAGCTTCTTTTTTACTAGCCCTCAAAGGGCTTTAGGCGAAAGCCTACGCTATATCTGCCGGAGCCCCCATAGACGCAGTGCCAAAAGGGATTTTGTTCGTCGCCGACATTAAAGATTCTAGCTGACCAACCTTCAGGGTCTAGGGAAGTTATAATCTCCCCGTTTTGTTTGTATCTAAAATAGCTAATCTTTTCGCCCGGTTCTCTCTTAGAGAAATAAACCCTGTAGTCCTTGCGCTTGAAGTTTGTGTGCCAAGACATAAATCCGTCCTCCGGATAATAGAAGCTACCGGAGAGATTCCCTGAGATTTGGTATTTCAGGTCTTTAAGGAAACCCGAGATGTGCGGGAGATTTTCTTTGTATGCACCGCGCATAATTAGAGAAAGCTTTGAAAAACTTGCGGCGTCTACAAGAGTGAGGGTGTTTAAATACTCTTCAGAAAGATAGTATTCGAAGGGTTTTTCGCCAGCCGAGCCTCCGGGGCGTTGGGGGGCATGGATTATCTCTTCGAGTTCTAAGATTACTTCTTCGGGTATTTCGGTTAGGTGTTGCATAAATTAATAGAAGGACTTCGGTGCAAAAGAAATACTGCTGGTAACTCCGTTGACCCCCGTAAAGGTTTGCGGAACCCGATTTGCATTAGAGGATGTGGCTTCCCAAGTTTCATTTATAGAAAACGATCCGTAGTCGCTTTCATAGTATGCGTAAACAATCTTCCATTTATTAGATGGGCAAGCGAAGGCGTCGTAAGTGCCTCCGCTAAACGGAAAAACAGTCGTTTCATTAAGTGTCGCTGCGCCTACGGTGGAATTCGGGGCGAGCAAAAAGGAGCCGCTCGCCAAATTCAAGTACGCTGTGCCAGACTTTAAAAATATTACATTATCGTAGTTGGAGTATATGGCGTCTCCGACATTTAATCTGACCCAATCGGAATTTAAATAGCTATAGATAGATCCACCTGCTGTAATAATATCGGCAACTGGAGTGGCGGAGTAGTTGGGCGTGTAGGCGGAATACTGATTCCGTGAAAAATCAGAGCCGTAGTTGGCTACCAGCCTCCAAGTAGGGCTAGTTATCGGGCTAAGGGCTGGCGGAAGAACATTTGGATTGGTATTTGAGGGGACATTGTAATAAGTTCCTGTATCAAGGCCGCCTCCCGATCCGTCTCCGTGTGAATACGTGCCGGACGACGTAAGGACCCAAACATTCTTTAAAGTTGTAATATCGTTATCGGAAAGGACAGGAGGACTGGTCCAAGGAATAGATTTAGTGAGGGGCCAACCGTATCCAAAAAATTCATGTGTGTAGCCAAGTATTAATTGCCGTGTTCCGCCCCAAGGGATATTGGGGTCTTCGGTATACATATAGCCGAGCAAAGCGTAAAATACGGGCATTCTCTGTCCGCCCCGAATATTCACGGGCTGAAAATTGTTCCATAGGCTATTTGTAAAATAATTAGACTGGTCTGGAATGGCGGGTATTCGGTTTTGTTTTTGTAGAACCTTTACTCGGGGAGTGGTTCCCTGATAAAAGCCGCCGTAAGGATCGGCTTGAGTGGTGGGGTTGTAGATGTCGTAAAAGTTTGTTATCGAAACAGTAACGTCTCTAGCTAATTGAACGTAGGGTTGGAAGCCGTCGGACCAGCCAGAAGTTGGAAAGTTTTCGGGGTCGGAGCTTGAGTTAGTCGATAAAATGTAAGAACTATAACTGTCTCCGTTTTCCGCGTCGTGGCCAACGTCGAGAACAAATACCGTCCAATAGGGCGACTTAGATGTGCTGCCGCCGTAGGTTAAGGCATGACGAGGATTTAATATAATATACGTAATGTCTCTGTTGCCGTTATAGGTCTGAACTTCAGGGGAAAGGTAAGAAGTGAAAGAATCAGTGCTGTTGGTGCCGCCGCCAACAGTTGTCGTGCTCTGAACGAGATCTTCGACTTGGCTGCCGGTCAAGGGGCGCCAGCTTACGTAGTCCTTATAAATTTCAATAGGCCCAAAAGAACCGACGTCAGAAAGAGTGGTAACTCTCTGCGGAATGCCCTCGGAGGCGGGAGCGGCAACAGTAATAATTCGGTCGGCAGATGTGGCGGCGTTGTAATTCGTGCTAGAAGCTGTGCTCGCCCTAACAACAACCGTTCCAGCCCCAGTAAAGTTTAAAATATTTCCGCCACTAATATTTGCAAAAGCTCCACCGCTAACTATGGAGAAAGTAACGGGCAAAGAAATGGGGGAAGTTGAAGCAAATAAAGTTGCGTTTGTTCCGGATGTCGCAGAGGAGGACAGGCTAAAATTAATTGTTGGGGTAGCTTTGTTTATGGTGACCGTAGCGGTAGTTTTGTTGTTGGTGTACCCCGAAATAGTGTAAAGCGGATGCGTGTAGTTAGGGTCTACAGAAACAGTGTATGTGCCGACATTTGAGTTTGACGGAGGCAGGTTCTGTAGAAGACCTGTAAAATTACTTTCTGCAGTGCCACTAATTATTCCTTGGCCATTGGGTAAATTGGAGGCAAGACCGCCAACTAGTACTTGACCGATGGGTGTACCAAAAGGGCTGTAAGTAACAGACCTGTCTACCATTGTGAGGGGAACGGGACGTTTTGTAATTGTGTAGCTAACGGAGGGGTAAGGGCCGCCCCAGATAAACCGAGAAGTTTTACCACCCTCCACAAGGCTAATAGTGTAAGTACCTGGTGTAGTTGGGTAACTAGACAGATCATACTCCCCTAAAGAAATGGAAGGAGTAGAAGTAAAAGAAAGAGAGGGTGTCAACGGCCCGTCGTACACTTTGCTTTGAACCGGGTTAATTGAAACTTGAAGCGTTGGCGTAGTGTGCGCTTTCGCAATTGTGTAGCCATTTGCTAATGAAGAAGGCAGTGAGAAGCTGGAAATTTGACCTGAAGAAATCGTCCCTCGGCTGTAGCTATACATCTCATAAGAAGTCCCTTCTATAAACAATTCAATAGAGCTTACGTTATCGTAATAAACGACATAGGGTAAAAAAAACTCACGATTTAATTCATTGAGATAAAAATTGGAAGAAACCCCCGGGCCCGTAATACGAATTCGCTCTGGAAATTGTACTTGTTGTCTTTTTGCTGCCTTGTTTTTAGGCAACGGACAAGTTGCCGAATAGAGGGGCATTTCCGGGTCCTAAGTAATTTCTGTAATTCTTGCCATTCCTGCCGCGCCAAATATGCCAGTAACAGCTCCTGTGTACTTATCGATTTCCAGATAATCTCCGGAATTTAAGCGAACAGAATAATTCGAGGTAGAAGCAGTGCCGGCTCCGTACAACACATATAAAATACCTGCCCCCTCATTAAAAATTGTTAGTAGTTTTCTTGCGCTATTCGAAGCCGCTATAGCGGTCGAAGCAGTAAAGTTAAAATTAGTAACGGTAGCTTGTCCAGTAGTGCCCCTGTCTGTTACAGAAACGGCGGATGCTCGTAGTAGCGTGTCAGTCAAAGGGCCGGTTACAGCGAGGCTGGTGTTCTGAACACTAACATTCTGCGTAGACGGAAAAGTAACGCTGATGTTTTCAAGCGCGGTTAGACTATTGCTGTCTAAAGCCACTGGCACGGCCAAAGCCCTAAGTTGATCGTTGGTCAAAGGCCCAGACACGGTTACCGTGCCGTCAATTTGGTGATGCGGCGTATGCTCACCAGCGTTCAGGGTTGTCTTAAGGGTTTTTGTTACCCCTACTGCGTCTTTGACATCAAGGCTCATAAAACGGTGGCGATATGCGAACTATTTTGAGGGAGGTTGAAGTTCAGCTGGCCAAAGGCGGAAACAATTGCAACCATTAAATCCGCCGTGCCAAACAAAACTCCACGCTCCCATAGGTTGGTGGCAGGGTTATAAGCCAAAAATTGACCGGCCGAGGGATTGGCGCTTGAGACATCCGATAAACCCCCCAAGCTAGAGCTACTCGAGCCATTTGAGACAAAATCAAGATTGGCTGTGAAAGGATTGAACTTGTATGGCATTTCTATGAGTTTAGCTTTTGGATACAGAAGTCAACTGGTCGGAGCCGTTGTAGGTCAAAGTAAGAGTGGCGACCACCTCTCCGTTTTTACGATAGGTCACTGTCCCAACATTCCCTGCTCCGTCGTAATTGGAAAGTTGGATTGTGTCGTACTCAGGTATGGAAAAACCATTTTTACTTTCAATCTTGTTTAGAAGACTATTAATCTTGTGGAGAGATCTCCCCGAAGGATCAGCTAGTTTCGGCTCGTCGCCTTCCGGATAGAAAGCGGGCATGAGTGACTTACCTCAGACCTTTTTCGAGGGCATCCAAAAAGCTTACGTCGGAACCGAGTTCAGGAGAACCAGTCTTAGCATCGCCGCCGCCAGCTCCAGGAGTAGCAGTACGATATTCACCTAAAGCCTTTTTCAAGCCGGCAATTTCACCCTGACTCTTTTTCACGTAACCCTGGAACAACTGAACCATAAGAGGCATTGCTACCGCTTGGTAGGTCAAAGCTGCACGGGTTTCGGTATCCAAGTCAGACTGCTCTACAAGCATAGCTTGTTCACGAAGTCCATCGACGCGAGCGTCCCACTCGGCGTTGCCAGTCTTTTTAAGAATCGGCACCTCCTGAGTAAAGCGGTTCCACATCTCGCTATAAGTCGTTGTGGTTTCTTCCTGAGCTTTCTTTTGAGCAAGCTCCTGCTGACGAGTTTGTTCAGCCTGTTGAGCAAGCTCACGTTTGCTGATCTCTTCCATAGCCTTCTCAGCGTTGGTGAGAATGGTGTCGCGCTTGTTATACAATGAATTGAGTTCATCAACCCGACGACGCACATCAACAGCATCGATTGGGTCGAGACCTGTAAGCATCTCTTTGACCGCGGCTCTGCGTTGAGCGGGATCATTAATTGCTGCGGCCCGAACGACGGCGTCAGCATCCATCTCGTACATCTTGGCCATCTCTTGAATGGTGTTGGTGGCCTCACGAATAGGCGCATCAATCGCAACCTTGTACTGCTTGGTGGCTTGTACCCGGGCTACGGAAAGCTCACTTTCGTACTCATCGCGCTCGGCTTTGAGGGTCTCGAGTTCTTTTCGAAGAAGCTCCAACTGAGGAGAGGATTGTTCTCCGGAGTCCTCCACCTTTGTCGTCTCTTTGTTTATCTTGGCTTCAAGAGACGCCAGCTTGGCTTTAGTGTCACGAAGTTCGGTAGTGACTTTTGCAAAAGCTGTTTGAGCTGACTTCGTCGCATCTTTCGGAAGCTCAGGAGTTGATTCTTCTTTTGCGGCTTCGGGTTCTTTTCCGATCGCCTCGAGCACGTCATCCGGAATCTCGAGCTTGTTCTCTAAAACCTTGGCGGGCGTTGCCTCAGCCTTCGCCTCTGTTTTGGCAGGCTCAGCTTTAACAGCTTCAGGAGCCGTCACGGCTGTGTTCTCAGCAGGTTTCGCAGTCTCTGCTGGGAGCGTAGCGGGTGTATCTAGCGCCACGTTAAGTGCGTCTAACAAGCCAAGTTCAGGAGCGGGTGTGCTCATTCGTTATTTTTTCCTTTGTTTTCAGTCCAGGGTTCCGGCAACACTGCCGGCTGCTCCGCCAAATTGGTCAGAGCCCCAAAGTTTCTGAGACAGTCATAAAATCCTTCGCGACGTGCGTTTTGAAGAGCGCCCCACAAAGCGATGTCCGTGCCTTGCGGAACGGGCATGGCTTTAGGCAAAGCAAAATCCACAAGCACTTCAAAAGCGTGAGCTAAAGCTGGTTGTTTAAGACACTCTCTTAATTCAAGTTGGAGGTCTTCCCTTTTACGCCATTCATCAATAGTCATCATATGTATCTTATTGACAGACTTGTGCCATTATGGCAAGCACAAAATATTAGGAGTTTCTGATCTTGCTGGCGATTTCAGCATCACGTAGAGCCATCTTCTGTTGGTGATCCGCCAGCTTGATTTGCTGATCCACCTTCGCTTCTTCAACTCG